CAAGAAATTGGCTGCCCTTGTAAAGTGCAACGTCGTTATTATTTAAGCTTTGTAAGCTATTTCCTTGACCTAATTCTATTTTATGTTCTAATGGTATAGACAAATCTCCACTCACTGTTAAATTCCCGCTGTACGTATTGTCCCCAGAATTTTTCAAATATTCGGAGAGGTCTGGCGACGGCACGTTTTGCACCATATTATCAACGTAATTTTTACTGGCTGCATCTTCAGCTTCTGATGGATACGCAACATTTTTAATTTTCTTGTTGTACATATCAATGTTCCCGCTATTCACTTGAATATCACCAGCAGCGTTAAGTGCAACCACACCAGAATTACTACCGTTGTTCAAAGTCAAGGTACTCTCTAAGCTTAAACTGTTCAGTGATAAATTTTGAGGAATGGGCTGCGGTGCTGGTGTTCCTGCTTCCCCTCCTAATAAAATAAACAGTGGTTTTGGGTTGGTTTTCAAGCTTTCTGCTGCCATATCTTCGTGGGATAATTTCACTTCTATGGAAGCGTATTGAAACGCAATTTTCAAGTCTTCAGTGTTGTTATTTAAAACAGATAAAAACACATATTTCCCAGTTGAAGGGAATGGAAACCCGTCTGCTACAACCTCAAAGTCAATATCGGCTTCGTCGTTCACCACGGTTGAAGTTGTGGAAGAAGCAACATAATTTTTATTCTCGTCGTAGTAATCTAAACGTAACGTTAAATTTAAACTAGTAGCACCTTCAGCTTTAGCGTAGTATTTTAAAAACAGCCTGTAGTTTTCGTTGGGGTTTTCAGTGGGCAACAGTAACGCATCTTCAACGTTGGAAGAAAATAGAAAAGGCATAAATTCTTTTACACCCGAAGGGAATATTTGAGTAGAAGCTGGTGCATATCCAGCAACGTTAAAAAAAGTTAAAATATCTTGGAGTCGGGCAATGTCGTAGGCACTTGTAGGGGCGCTGTCAACACGCCCAGCACTAAACACGTATTTATCTAATCGTGGATTCCACATAGTATATATATTAATTCTTAGAAAATAAATATAAATATATTCAAAAATAGACTAAAGGTTTTCTCAGGTTTACATTAAAGCTTTAAGCCCACGTGCGCCGCCAGTTGAACGACCGCCAGTTGAACGACCTAAGCCCACCATATCAGCCACATTTGCAGCCATCGCTAAACGAGAATCTCCACTATTTCTTGCTAGTTTTTTAGCTTCTTTGGATGCGGTGTTGTACAGTTCTTTTCCAATTTTCTTTGTAGTGGGGTGTGTGAAAATATTTTTTATGGTAGAACCGATTTTAGACCACCAAGAACCACCAACCATACGGCTTAATTCTTGAGAAGTCGCTTCTACTGGTGCTTGAATAATATCAGCTTCAGTGAGAGGAGCAGTTGAGTATCTTGAACTTCCACCACTGGAAATGAAGAAGCCAGAATTCACTGCAACACAGTATAAAGAAGGGTTTACAACGTCAACACCAAGTTGGTTTTTCACATTAACAGAAAATTGTAAGTTGTAGTTCCCTCCAAGTCCTGAAGCAGAGCCAGAAGTTAATGAAAAATCAACACCAGGGCGCAGCACTAAAAAGCCACCAACTAAAGGCACTTTCTTGTAGGAGTTGTCAACGTAAGCAGACCCTAAGAATTGGTTGTAGTCCATATTCAGACCGTTTTTAACAGAAATTTCAAATAATTGTTCTCTTGTCATTGAAGAGAGCAGCCCACTGCGGTTATCAAACATCATTGTGATGTCTTGAATGGGTAAGTAAAAGTCGCCGTAGTGGGTGGGCATTTGTTGTGGTTTCACGTAAATTAATAACATATCAGGGATTTGTGTTAATGTAATGCCAGACATTTGTAAGCGTTGGCTACCTCCTGCTGGGATGGTAATGTTGTTGTTTGCACTCACATATCTTGGGGTTTCTAAAAATGGCACTATGCTTTGTTCTGGTAGGGGAATAGAGAGAGAAGGGGTTCTGAACACAGCGTTTACCATTGGTTTATTAAAAGGGTTTTGTCCATTGAAACGCACATTAGAAAAAGTTGTAACAGAGGAATTGTTCCAAATTCTTAAGTTTCTGCTGGCGTCGCCCATATTTGCAATAATTTGAATGTTGTTAATTCCGTACAGCCCTACTTCGTCGTCGTTTTCTTCAGAGAAAATGAAAGGAGAAAGCACTAATTTTTCAGTGACAGTGTATTTGTAGTAAATAGTTTTCTGTAATTTTTTAGAAGCTGGTGCAGCTTTTGGTAATGCGTATGTTTGTTCAGTTACAGCATTGCCGTTGGCGTCACAGAATTGAACGTTGGAATATGCACCATTTGGCACATTGTCAGACTCTAAAGCTTTACCAAATCCGTGAATTGGGTTGTTATCCAGCTCATTAGATTGGTTGTAGTCAGCGTATTTGTCTAACATTGTTGGGGTTGTTCTTTGTAAGTGGTTTTTCTTCATATTTGTAAGGCGCAGTAATTCGTACAGGGTGTCTTTCATATTGGTGGTTACAGTGGCGTTATTGATGGTTACGCTCAGAGTGTTCATAAGGGATTGAAGGGGGAAAGCTGGGAGGGAGCAGTTTGTTCCGAACTTTAAAATTTGGTTCCAACTGTCAGCAGGGGAAGTAGGGAAAACAGCACCTTGGGCACTTGCATCAATAGAAACATCAACAGCCATTAACACAGTGGCAGTAATAGTCATATCTCTATCAATAAACACATTGTTGGATGGCACATTAATGTTAAATGTGAGAGAAGAGGAAGAGGCGTTGTTAGCAGCGAAAGGCACGTTTGAGACTTCCACAGCGCCCTCATTTACGGCGTAGCGTGGGGCAGGTTGTACAATTCTAGAATCTAGTATTTTGACTTTTTCAATACTTGACATTATATACGTATTCTTAGAAAATAAATTTTGTTATTTATAAGTTTTTTCTTAGAGGAATTTTTCGGCTAGAGAATTATTTTTTTTCAAAGAGGAATTTTAGACTGATGTTAGATAAATTTGACATTCTTAAAGGAATTAATTGTCCATTGTATCTGCACTTCCAAAAAATATTTACGTTTATGCTTTTTATTGCTTGTTGGGAATTCGTCAGAGACACGTACCTGTACTGAGAGGTGGGAATGTAGCTAATAAATTCTTTGTAATTGTATGCATCGTCTAAAGTTAAAGCTATGTCTGTAATGATTGGTTCGAAATTGGTGGAAGAACTCACTGGTGTTGAAATGTTTGACTTGCCGTAAATTGAAGTTGGTGCAACCCCCTCTGAAACAATGGGTAAAAGGTTAGAAGTGAACACAATACTCTCAATGGGACTCCAAAACGTACCAATACTGTTGTATTCTTGTTGTAGTTTCACGTATGTGTCGCCTTGTAAAGTAACTTCGTTCAAACCCAGTGGGTATGTTTTTTGAATTTTGTATGCCAGATCGTCGTTTTCTAAATTTCTAACACTGGGGAAATTGCTAAATAAATTGTAAGTATTTCTATCAAAATAAATATCATAGTCTCCTTTACTTCCTGTAGGAATGTAAAAATCAAAGCTTTTACTGCTTGTGTTGTACACCATAACAGGTGCTATGAAAGCCTTGCCCGCTGCTGTGCTTAATTGTTGTGTGATGCTTGCTAGCGTTTCATTTACAAGACTGACCATATGAGAGTATGTATGCACGTAATAGTACGGGTCAGTGAAGTTCTGGTTGTCTGACGATTGTGGGGAAAGTTCTAGGGTGCTGCTTTCTGGTGCATACACAACATTCTGGGAAACGGAAAAAGTGCCACTGCTAAGCGTAATTTTATAAATTGTTTTGTTCCTGTCTGGTTGATCAGCTTCAATTATGGGAATGAATAAAGGTAAATCTTTAATTCCGTTCATTGTAAAACGAATAATTGACATTTTGTACCGTGAGGCGTCGGAGACTATGGGGGTGTCGCGTGTTTCTGAGAAAGAAGCTATGGGGTCTGCGTTGCCGTTTGATTGTGTACGAGCATTCACAATGTCCACATTGTAATAAATATTCTGATAATCTTTGTGGCGGTCTAAATTGTTAAAGTTTAGTGAGCTTGAAAGCATATTTTTGTATATACTTTACTAGAGATTATTTTTTAAGTATGTCATACGTTAATTTAGAAACAACATCGTCTGCGTCATCTAATTGCTTGGTCTCTAGCTTTTCCATCAGTTCGTGGTATTGTTCCAGTGATAATTTATAAAATAACAGCCTTGCCGCACAGTGCCGCCCACACGTTGCCACATCAAACGCTTCTTTTTGTAAAGGTTTGTTGTTAAATCTCAACTTATACCCAGCTTTTTTAATGAGTTCTAATAATTTAGGATAATTCTGACCGAATTCTTCATTGTTTTCGTGAGGAATGTTTAAATTTTTATTTTGGCTGTCGGGTGCGTGCCCGTACGGGTCGAAGAATTCCACGGTGTTGCCCTTTTTTATCAAAGCAGTCCAGTGCCCTGTGTTGTGGTCTTCTGTTAAATACAATAATATACACCTCCCTAAAGTATCAAATAATTCATCAATGTGTTTTGTTTTGTACAAGTCGGTGTATTTGTGAATTCTGGTGTCGGGGTGAAGAATGTGCTGCAAGTCCATATCACTCAAAGCATACCCTTTTAAAGTGTTTAATAGTTTTTCATTTCTTTTTATGTTTGAATTTGAACCGCCTTTATTTTTTTTATTTATTTTATTTTTTTCACAATTTTTTTTTTTCATATATACATTACATTAGAATAAATTATTTTACAGTAATGATTTTCCCTATTACCATAATTTTAGATAAATACTTAAACAAA